CCTTGGTATCGATTGGCAGGATTAGTCATCGGGGGCATGCAGTGAGACGTTCTCTATCACTTTAATACACGGGGATAATTTTTAAGTGGCAACACTTTCGCAAAGCTTCAGGCTGTAGGTCTTCTTGCAACTGAAGAGGTAGCTGTAGCCTAAGCTATAGTACCAATCGGGTCGGTGGACATATAACCTAGAAACAGAAGTCCTTATGGTGTAGTTTCTACCAAAAAAGAAATGGAGGTACCGTTTGAGGTTCTACCGATTTAAGTGAACTTCCCACAGTTGTTGGTTACAATGGCAAAATAGAAACCAAATAGTTCGGAGGGTGTGAAAAACCCTGACCTAAGCATGTAGTCCCTTATGGGTAGACTGAGCAAGACGCGGGTTCAAATCGGACCCATTCAACAGTGATGTTGAATTAAAAATCGGATGAATTCAGGGAAAACTAAGTCCTTCGGGATATGTCAATCCTGAGCCAAGCCTGGTAGGAACAGGAAGGTGCAGAGACTAGTGGGTGGTAGACGCTTCTACCGTAATACCACAATAGCGTCCGACATCTCATTGAGATGATGATATAGTCCACACATCGTAGAAATACTTTGATTCGAGCGACTCCCGCCACCTCCACCATTGAAAAGGGTCCTTAATTGGACCCTTTTCTTTTTTCAAAAATTAAATCAAAAATTTTAAGTAATTCATTTTCTGGCATATCACCTTTTAGGTGATTGATTGCCCGAGAAATCCATTGAATGTTTCCGTTAATATAGCCTTTTGATGAATCAATTCTATCTAATGACGCAGAAGTTATAGGGTCTTTTTTTATTTTACCATAACTATTAATTTGTAGTTTTATCCCCAAATAAGGGCAAATCCCATTTTGGGATTCCCATACTTGTTTTAAATCTTCAATTGAAACATTAACTTCTTTATTTCTTTTATTAATATTTCTATAGTGGTATTTGAATTTTGTAAATTCATCTTTTCGGTTTCCTGAGTGTTGTGATATATTATAGTCACTTTTTTTCTCGCCAAAATTTTTGAAGTTATTCTTCCCAACACAAGTTCTAGAACAAAAATTTTTTCTATTAATTTTTAAATTACGAGTTATCTCGCTCAACGGTTTTTCAAATATAATACCACAATTATCGCAGGTGCAACTTCCTATTTTTCTACCTTGATGTTTCATACGTATAAATATAGTGTGGAGGTGGAAAAAATCAATGGAGATGAAATTTTGAATATTAATGTATTCGTATTTTTTTATTACCCCCCTTGTCTATTTGACACTTTATACTATATTTATTTAACTAATAAACAAAATTCTTTACACTATGAAAAACGTAATTTTCGCAATCTTCGCAGTAGCCATGTTGGCATCTTGCAGTAACACTTCTGAATCTGTATCTACCGATACGGTATCTGTTGACAGTTTAGCTGTTGACACTACAGTTGTTGAGTCTGTAGACACAACAGTCTCTTCTGAAGAAATCAACGCAGAGTTGAATTAATCTTTAATTCTGTCTAAAATTAAAAAGGGGTCATTGACCCCTTTTTTTATTTGTGATAGTTTGGGTTTGTTTTCTAATAATTTACATAGTCAAATATTTTCTAATAAAAATTTCATAAATGTGATAAAATACAAATCTGTGTCGTATATTTGTATTGTTAAACCACCACACACCATGACAACAAACAAAACCATCATCCTCGACAAAGTAAAAGCCTACAACGGTTCAAACGACTTCATCCGCAAAATGAGCGAGTCGCTTCACAAGTGGGGTCGTCTCACAGATAAACAATACGCAGTTGTTGAAAAACTCGTTATCAACGAAGACCGCACCAAAGAAGTTAATATGGAGTCTCTCCCGACGGAGCTTCGTTCAATCCTTGAATACAACGGTCAGACCGCATTCATTGTGGACCTCAAGACTAAATACTTGACCTACCGTAACCTCACCGACAAACAAATCCAAAAAGGATACGAGGCAGTAAATCGTGAGAAAGCAAAAAACTCTCAAACCACCCTTAACCTCAAGTTGGTAGGTAACACCATCAAGTTGGGTCGTTCAATCGCCGAGAAAATCAAAGACGCTAAAGGTTTGGAGTTCTTCCCAATCTTGGTTGACGTGACCGAAGTGATGGTAATGAGTGACAAAGCATTCAAACTGAAAGCCAAACTCACCAAAGAAAACGGAGGCATCTGCCGCTGTTGCGGACGAACCCTCACCGATGAGATGTCTCGTCTGACCGGTATCGGACCCGTATGTTCAGCACACATCGGTGTTAAACACCCCGAAACCAAAGCTGACCTCCCACAATACCGTGAGAGAATCAATAACAAGATTGACGAAATCGGTGAGTTTGAGTTCTGGATTCCAAAACGTGGAATCGTACAGTGGAACGGGACTGCGGGTGTGATGTTGAAGTTCTAACAAAATGGGGGTGAAATCCCCTATTTTTTTTAAAATAAAAAAAGGGGAGTTATCTCCCCTTTAAATAATTAAATACATTTACACATTAGTCCTGAGTGTTTGATAAACTTTCACCGTCTTCCTCATCAACTTTTTGAATCAACATTTTATCTCTATCTTCAGAGTTGAACCAATAATCAACCACTTTATTAAGATTACCAACGAACGCACCGAAAAGAATTAATAACATTTCTTTCCAATTTTCTTGAATTTCAATTCCAAAGAAAACCGCTGAATTGATACCTAAAATGATAAAAAAGAAAAGAAATAAAACGACCAAAGTAATCTTCCAACGGTTAGATTGCATTTGTTGCAACATGTAGTAGAATCTGTTTTTGTCGTCCACTTTAACGTAACCGTCACCACCAGTAAATAAATTTTTTAACTTTGACATTATACCAAATCACTTGATTCAATTAATGTATATGTGAAAGAATTTCCATGAATTGCAGATGCTTTTTCACACAACGCCATAAATTTATCAAAGTCAGTTATTGTTGAGAAAACCTGACAACCCTCAGACCAGTTTTCAACATATGTTGAAGTTCCTGTTGCCGATGAACGGTGGATGTTAATACCAAAAATACCCTCAGCAATTTTTGTTTCATCCTAAGTAAGGTCACGGTTTGGGTCACGATAAACTTTGACGGGTTTAGCTTGTCTTAAAGCTTTGTACTTACCTTGATGAAGACCAATAGAATGTGAACCTCTATATTGACCTTCAACTAATCTTGCAACACCCGCAGCGTTGTGGTATTCCATTACACCCTTTTTACCAGGGTCTGTGGTTGCATTCCACACATGGAATTGCCACTCACCATTTAGTTTATAAGAAACTGTGATTTTGTCATCAAATAAATTTGTGACTTTGTTTCCTGTTGCTGAGTTTCTTACCCCAACAATGTTTAGGTCATAGTCTTTAGTTCCTTCAAACCAAACATACCCTTTGCCCTTTACGGCCTTTTCAATTTGTTCCCTTGTGTACATAATTAAAATTTTAGTTTATTTATTTATGAATAAATACTTTTTGATTTGATGAAATCATTTTGTATATTTGCATAGTAATTAAAAGACATGGACAAGGTACTAGTATTAAATTCGGACTTCACACCGTTAAATGTAACGTCACTTAGACGTGGTTTTATCTTGGTGCAAAAGGGTCGTGCCGAAGTACTGAAAAAGGGTGACGATATTGTTACAACTATTGGTAATTTTGTAAGACCAGTTATTATCAGATTACTAAATTTTGTTAGATTTAGACCAACCAATTTGACTGTTTCTCGTAAGCGTTTATTCAAACGAGATAATTACCAATGCGGATATTGCGGTTCACAAAAGAATTTAACGATTGACCACGTAATACCTAAATCACGTGGAGGAAGTAATGGTTGGAATAACTTGGTAACTTGTTGCAGTCGTTGTAATAGTTTTAAAGGAGACAAAACTCCTGAAGAAGCTGGTATGAAACTACAATTTAAACCAACAGTTCCAAACTTATTCTCAAGAGTGGTTGATGAAAATGTAGAAAAAGTTTGGAATGAATTTGATTACACCTTTTCTTAGTACTTTTTAGTACTTATATTTGTGTAACAATTGCCGACGTGGTGTAAAGGTAGCCACGAGGGACTTAAAATCCCTTGGACA